CTCTATCAATCAAAGAAGGTTCAACACCTGCGCCAGGATTTGCTGAATACTCCAAAGAAGCTTGCCACATCTTCCAACGATGGAAGGCAGGAGGACCGTGCTTATTAGGCACGCCAGTAACCTCCTCAACAACTTCAGAAATTGGAGTAGTAACAACATTACTCTTAGTGTGACTGGCACGTTGGTTATTTTGTCCCAAATATTCAACATTACTTCCCACAGGCAAATAATTAATGGGGGAATTCCTATGAACGTCGCGAGAAACAATTACTTGTTTATCGTAACGTGTAGTAGGAAACGTCCCATTAACATGACTTGGGAAAGCACCCTTCCACGCAGTACGGGCTTTAATCATAGCGGCAGCAATCTCTGACTGAGAAACAGTCAGAGCTTTGCCACTAGGAGTTCCGGTAATACCACGCAAATGGAAGCCAGCAATACACGATTTCTGAAACTTTCCAACTACAGTTGCCATACACATACCAGTAAAGGTATTATATGGCGCTTTGTATTGGAAACCGGGACCACCGGCTTCAGAATCACGTGTAGGAGTAATCCTCATGAGATCACGTTTCAATTCTCCATCAGCATTCCTATACAATAACTCACCAGTTCCTGTAACTGAAACAACACCTGGGAAAAGATGAGTAATATCGGAATGCACACCTCCTGACGGGATATTGACAATTGCCAAATCCTTGCCAGTAATAGGAACCATATGAGAAACACTCACATAGCCCTTAAAGGTAGAATTGAGATTCTCGGGGTTGGACTTAGTAATTAAAGCTTTCATATCTTTTCTATTTTCAAAAAGATGTAAAGGCATCAAATACAAGGTTCCTCCCAAGGCGAGGATATCACAAGTCTGAATAAAACCGTTCTCCACAAATCGCCCATGAAACAAATTCTTTGAAATTTTCTTAACAATTTGATCATGGGTCATAGTGGCGCAACGATCTTCAACATGTAACTCCTCAACAAGGGGATTTGCCCAAGGATTGATCTCAGCATCACGCTTTGTGATCTCATCTACATTGGATGGAGCCAGTGCAGACTGAGATAACATTTGTACTGTTCTATAAGAAGAAATCATATTATAAATGATCTTTCCGACAAAACAGACGGAAAAGAATTGAACGGCCTTTGACTTGCGCAAGGAGGTAAATAGTTCACGAGTAATATCTCGACGATTTGCCAACCTAGCACACATATTGTCCTTCCATTTCGCTAACATAACTACATAGCAAGACAAATGGGCAGCAAGTAACACAATTACCATAGTCCAACTTTCAACATGCATAAAGAGAGAAAGGAACAGAGAAAGGAAAAACATAATTGCTAAATCTCTCCTAATCTTACTCTCATACACGCGAAGGTCACTTAAATGGTAATACATGTAAAGCCATTGTACTGAACGCAACGCCATAGCAAAAGAAGGTACACAAGATGCCAAATACATTCGCCAACCAGACATAAAATCAAACTGGTCACGAATATACTCAAAGGACAAATCACACATCGCTTGTTTCTCAAAACCCTCAGTGCACTCACACAA